GTCCTGTTGAGTAAAATATAGAAGTAAGATTAACGTAAGTTGTCTCGCCACTCTTGTTTAGCCAGGTCGAAGTTATAGATAGGGATCGTAAACGACTCAGATGAATCCTCCAGAATCTGCCTCTGGATGGTCTCTAAGCCGCGCGTCACTTTTCTTGCTGCTTCATCGTATGCAGTCCTCCCGTGCGGTACCATTTGTCTCATGACCGTGTCAGCGTTCGTTAGCGTAGCCTCCAGGGGATCCAACTTGATTCTGATCCAGTTCAGCTGGTCCTCTACCGACTCTCTTTCGAGAGGGGCAAGGAACAAGCCGTCCTCTTCGACGAATTCTCTCTTCAAGAAGGTAAGTTCCGACAGTTTTTGGAAGTCGGGGCACTCGCCTCCTTTCTTCTGGGAATCGGTGTAGCCGATCCCGTGGGATAGAAAGATTTCGCGACAGATGTTGAAGTTCCAGAAGCAGCGGGCTGAATTGCCCACGCTTGCGATGTGGTCGTCTCCGTAAACAGTGATCTCGATGATGGAAAAGAAGTCAGTGATCTTAAGGTCCTTACAATTCTCACAGGGACCCTGGGCGCGATGTTTCGCGTAGGCCTCTGCAAAGTTGCAGAACAGGTACACCGCATTCGCTGCACCGTTGACATCTCCAGTGATGGGGAGTCCGCTAGGCATGCCCTGATGTTTTTGAAATAGGGCGTTCCCAACGAGGGTGGGCGTATGTATGGCATACTCGATCAGTTTTTCTCTGACTCTATCGTCTTCGACGGAGCCTCCGTGTTCTCGGTACATGGGGTTCACCACTTCACGGACCACTTGGCCCATGACTGCTCCTGAGAGCCTGCCGTCCCACTTTTGGTAGTCTCCAGCGATCATGCAGTCTCCCTTTGACAGGAGCCGCTTGGCCAGGAGAGTCCACTCTCCTCCCTCGGGATTGATTCCGATTGCGGAAGGTAGGGTCGAGCAGTTTTGGTTGGTGAGGGCTATCCAAGCCCCAAAGTACTTTCGAAAAAGAAGGCTCAGGTGTAGCGGAGTACAGCTGAACGTTCGAGTTTTCCCGGTGGCGATCTTTTCCATGCTCACGGTCTCTTGTTTCAAATTTTCGTAGTTGAAGGAGAAGGGCACGTCACGATTGGCGCGCGCTTCTGTCTCCCACTCGGTCATTGCGGTTAGGACAACGGATGCTGGGTTGACTCCGTAAACTCTGGCCTCAAGGTCCCAGATGTAAGTTCCGTCCTCTTCGGTCTTGAAAAAGATGTGCTTTCCAGCACTCATGTGAGGGCGAAAGTTCTTCCAGGGCATTCCAGGGGACGTTGACATGTCCATGCCAGTGTATCCAGCTTGGATGTTTCCGTTGATGGTCTCATGGTCAGTAAGCAGTCGCATCGGCATTCCTCTCAAAGCTTTTGATTGGAGCTTTCTCTTGAGGAGCGCACAGCCAAGGTCGACTAGGTCGGCCTTAAAAGGCGTGATGGGGACGGCGTACTTTCCACAGGCCTCGTCCATGGGACTCAGGTAGTTTTCGGGTGTTCGTTCCGGGTCGATTCTAGGGTCGCTTGGGCTAAGAACTGCGGGTTCCTTCTTGTGAGGGAACACCTTGTCGAAGAGCATGGAGGGGACAATATCAGTCTTCATCGGGAAACGCTGGGCCAGTCGCGGAACGACTACGCCCATCAATTCCACCTCTCCTTTCGGAAAGGCTTGAATCTTCTGCAATGCCTCCTCGGGCTCGAGAGTTTGAATCTCAGCCTCGGTGGGCCCTTTGGAGGACCCGCGAACCATGTTCGGGAAGTGTTGTTTGATGTTTTGTTCTAGAATCTCGTGTGTGATCGGGGCCGATAGGCCCTGCTCGCTAGACTTGTGTCCAGCAACGTGGAATCCAACGATTCTCCCTTTCAGGGAGGAATCGAGGGCCACGAGCAACGCTCCGCAGTCTCCCTTTGTAGTGGGAACCTTGTAAGCGTAGCCTGTGAGCAACGAGTATTCTCTCTCTCCGTAGGAGAACCCAGCTGGGAACTCCTCTCTCATCTCGGAAAGGCTTGTCGAATCTATGTAGTTGGTCGAAGTAAAGTACCCACCAGCTTCCGTCTGGTGTTTAATCAACATACTCTTAAAACGGTGGAGCTTCGACAGCTCCGCTTCTCGCACGAAGTGTTTCACGACATCGGGGAAGCTCTCAATCTCATGGCCCAGCTCAATGAAGGCAAGGTCCAGGGCATCGTCTCCGTTGGTAACTCGAACAGCCTTGCGGTAGTCGATGGAGGTGGGGATTTTACGCCCGATGCTATAGATCGTAGTTTTAAGTACGGTGGGTTCTTTCGGAATAAAGTGCCACGGGACTGCGATGAGTCGTCCAGTGAGACCAAATCCTTTGATCTTGTACGATCCCCCTGATAAGGGGTCGTCTCTTTCAATCGTAAAGACGCTTCTCGGACCCAGCTTGTTGGTCACTAGGTCCAGCCCGTTCTCGTCGGAGCACCCTTGTGCTTCAGCGGCGACGCGAACGTCTCGGGCTTCGTTCCAGGGCTCGATACCTGCGGACAACGCCATCTTGCGGGCGTTTTCCCGGATGCCGGCGGTGAACCGGACTTGGTTTCTCTTGAGGTGTTTAATAGTAGCAGCTTCACCGTAGGCTGCCGCTCCTCCTTCTGCTTGAAGAATCATCCCGACAGCATCACCGGTCACGCCGATGAGTGCTTCTTTCAGGACGGCACCGACCACGCTCCTCATGTTCAGGGGGTAGTAATCGATGACCTTCTGCAGGGCTCCGTTAGGGAGGGTCTTAGTGGTGACGTTCTCAGCGTCTCCTGCAATGCCAAAAAGGGAACGAATCCCCTTATATGCCTTGTATGAGAGCCAACAGGTCGCAAAAACGCCAAGGACCTTAACTAGGACCTTTTGGGCGGTGGTAAGTCTATCTCCCAGACAGACAGTTTCTGCGACGGTAGTTTCGTCTTGAGCTCTGGCTTCGTCCAGCTGGGCGGAAGCCTCTTGGGTGTCAAGCGGTCTACTGAAGTAATCTCGGACACACTCGTACGCGGTTGGGAGGCGATAGTAGGTGTTGAAAACCTGAGCTTCAGCCTCTTCAGGGAAAACAGGCGAAATCACCTCTTCTTCGTAGAGATCGCCACCTCGCATGTACTCGTCGTGAGACATGTAGTGGGCATACAGATCGTGCTCCTCTTCGTAGAGGGCTCGACTGATGCGGCAGATGTCTTTCTCGTACTTCCACTCCTCGTAGTTGTCTTTGTGGAATGGGAAGCCGTCTCGGTAGATAATCTTGTCCATAAAGCACATGTAGTACTTCATGCGGCCCGCCTGATCGTTGTAAGTGTCCATAAGTTGCCATGGTCTAAAAGGGACCTGGCCCCAGTAGTTCTCTGGGACGCAGATCATTGGCGTAGTGGGCAAGTGAGGAGCGCAGCTCCACCCGGCACAACAAAGGCAAGGGGAAGCGGGCGCCTCATCAGGGGTGAGTTGGTAACCTTGACGGAGGTCTTGTTCGATGCCTCTAGTCACGTGTTCACGGTACTGGCACCAGGCACGTAAATACCTAGAACTGGTTTCTCGCTCTACTCGACGTTGAGTGATGGCATGGAGCGGGTTATTGTACCTCACAGACGGCAGAAGGTCGATGAGTCCTTGCTCAGTAGCTGACTCTGGAACTAAGTTGGAAACGGTTCCATTGCCGCCCAATGGGGCAGGCACTTTGAGTGAGCGTTTGAACGGAACGACACCAACCGATTTGATGGACTGGTTCTTGTTGTCCCAGGCGTTGAACTCTGGGATCATTTCGAGGATCATGTCCTCAAAGGTCTTCATGTTCTTGTGAAGCCTCTTGTTCTCCATCTTGTCAGTACGGTAGAAGCCGTAGCGGTCCATATCCTCCAATTGTAAGTTGGGATCACGAACCACCACTTCCCACAATGCATTTCTGCGCCGATGTATGGCAGTGGGCTCTACGATCTCAGTAGGGTTGGGAAAGGGGTTGTTCGTCGTTGCGATGTAAAGCTTGGACTTAAACTGCTCTCCTTTTTCTTCCACTGCAGCCTTAGGAGGAGCAAATGGAGTCGCTGAGATGATGGCGATGAAATCTCTGAATTCAGAGTTGTCTGCACTCGCAGCCTTTGATTGGCCGAAGTCGTCAACAATGAACACAGATTGGCCTCTGTAGTTCGTGTAGTACTTGTCACAGGAACTTCTCGAATAGAGAAAGTTCTTCTTGTCAGTCGTCACAGTGCAGCCATGTTCTTCGGCGCACAGGTTGTAAGCGATGGGCTTGGTCAAAATGGATTTTCCTACTCCAGGCTTGGAGTGGAGCATCACGCAGTAAGGGGTGTCCCTCACGTGGTCCATGTGGCTGTTGTTGTACTTAAGAGCGAAAGTTGCTAGATCGCGGATCTTGGACCTCACGATGGCCAACTGAGCTCCTTGGGACTCGATTTTCTTGGTCATAATCCCGTTCTCTATCTGCAGCGCAATGGCCACCAGCTCGTCGATCTCTCTGCGAGTATCGGGGCTGTCGAGAACCTGTTCGTCTACAGTGGGGTCGAGCATGCGGCCCACACGAGCAACGAACCTAGGAAGGTCGATCTTCTCTCGATCCAACCAGCTTTCGAAGCCGGCGATGAAAGTGCCTTCGGGGAAAACCTGGATAAAAGCGCTCTTGATGTATTGAACGCAAGTCTCCATAAAGGATTCCAGGGCTGACTCAGCTTTCTTTTGGGCGATTTTAGCCGCGGCGCGTTTGTATGCGCTGAAAGCCAGATCTTTGACATTGGATGTAACTCCAGTGAGAAGAGAGGCACCTATCAGGGTGCCTACTCCGGCTGCCAATCCAGCGGTGTTCCAGAACTGAGATGTTGTATCTAGTGCGGGATCATCGCCTTCCATGTCAGCCGACACAGCTGCAAATGAACCTTCGGGTCTGTTCGTCCCAAGAGCCCATCCAATCATGATCTTAATCGTGGTCCAGATTTGAGCCAAGAATTCGGTGATGTTGTCGAGCACGGTTGTATAGTTCACAAGGATCTTAAGGATCTCGAGGACTACCGTGGACACTTTCGGGACCAAGCCTATGGAGGCTATGGCCAGGCCAACTTGTGTCATAAGTTTGGTCCTGTTTACTTCGAAAAAGCCAGACACGCCAGCAACGGTCTCCTCGGAGAGCGTGGCCATGCGTTCGGCAGAGACGGAGATCCTGTGGATAGAATCTACCGCCTTAGCCCCCAGGTGGTAGGGAGCTGTGATGGTATCGAATAGGCCTTGTTGTTCGGCCTCTGCACCCAGAAACTGGTCGAACTCGGAATCTCTCACCTTTCGGGAGTCTTTCCGAGCCAGAGCCTTTTGAGCAGTCTTCGCCTTTGAGATTTCTCTCTCAAGCTTGTTCTGCTGTTTCTGCAGGTACTGGATGTTGGTCAGAACCTTCGGTTTTCGCACCGGTCGGTATCTGATAGAGGGGGTCTGGTCTTTCCCAGCGTCAGTGTTCTTAGCCACCATCAGTTTTGAGCAAGACATGTTTAGTAAAAGGGGCCTAGTAAACTTTTCGCCGTATATCGCTAGAGTAATACTTAATCCCGTGTTAAGGCTAAATGCGACCCAGTCAGACTGAGCCATCACGCCGCACACCGCAATCAAAAACGCGCACACACTAGTATCAGGGCAGCTAGTTAGTGCTCTTGGTTATCTCCTTCTGGTTCCCACATTAGATACAACTACGGTTCCAGGTCCTCCACACCGTACCCTCGCGGGTCTATAGGATAGGATTAAAATGGTCGCATAGCGCTCAAAGTAAACTCAGCTTGCGTGCTTCCACGACATTTCTGCCGCGCCCAGTTGCTCCTGGGGAATTACTACTAATAGGTACACCGCGGGCCTTAGACAAGAGTCTATACCGACATCCTTATTTTCATGTGATTGAGTAAGAGATGAAGTGATTGTACGCTACAAACAGGGTGACTAATATGTTTACATCACAGTCGTCACTTGTGAAAACGCCCTTCCTAAAGTGCGCGAAATCATTAACCCTAGTTCTTAGGGGATGGAAACAAGAGATCGCTCCGTTCCCGGAGCAACCAACCAAGAGAAGCGAAAATCGTCGGCTGCAGTTCGATATGTTTCGAAATGGTACAGCTGAGGAGTTTCGCTCTCCACATGAGCACGAAGCCCGGTCAAAATAAGAACTCCAGTGGAGAATACTTCTTCCGGGTATGTACGAACTGATTGGATGGCACACTGAGAGTAATTAGAGGTAAATGGACAAGTAACCTGCAAGGCCTGTTGTTGACCAGTGCAAGTCATATGAGAAGCTAATGAACCATAAGAGCCTAAGTTTGTTTCAATAAGAGGTTGACGATCTATATCGTCCTGTAAAAGGGGATAGAAAGTAGCTTTTAAATTAACGGCGTCTCGAGAAATCGGAACAAAAGAGTAATCGATTCCTCCAGACCAGAAAACGTAGGACTGGCAGGCCATCGCCAAACCATCCTGTTGGGGATTTAAGGAAGCTGGGCCAATGCCGAAGCCTTCAGGAATATTGATGAGTTGAGCCTGCATGGTATACATAGGATTAACTATAATTTGGACAGTGAAGGTGTCGTATCCATCTCCAGTGTCCAACCACCGAACAGACCAGATGCCTTGATAACCCGCCCTTCGGCAGGGGTCTCGTACATCTCCGACCGCTTGATTGGTCATCTGACATGGTTGAACTGAAAAATTGGAATTGACAGGTTCGGTTCCTCCTTGAGGAGAAAATTCGGGCTCGTCTCCTTGCATCTCTGCAGGTGTGGCGAGAGCGGGTGGGTAGTTGGTATTGACTACAAACTTCTCGGGGAAAAGGAAGGGATCATGCATGAGGGACTCGCAGAAAAAGTTATCTGCAGAGCACACCCACACATTACAGGGGATAGAGCTAGAAACAGCATTAGTGATGGTTAAACGAGTAGCCACACGGACAGTTATCCAGCCCATAATGGTTCTGTCATCGGTCTGATCGTAATTGACTTGCGCCCAATCATACCACGACTTCCTCGGTATTGTTGAGGACCATTCGGGGGTGAAGGAGAACTCTTTCTGTCCTGCGACATCGAAAATTTTAGAGTTGGCATTAGTAGCCTGAGCGAAAGTTTCAGAACCTCGTCCTGAGTAGTCGTTAGGGACATATGTACAATAAAGTTTGCCGGTGTGGATAGCTGAAGGTACAAATTGGAAACGGAAAGTTAATGAGCCGCTCCAAAAACGAAAGCGCGAAGATATAGAACGTAAAAATGTTGAATATGTGCGGTTATAAGTTGCTGGGACAGGAACGTTAGCAGCGTTGTTGGCATTATCGGTGATGTTAGCATACTGACATAAGGCAGGAGTAACGGGGAAAGTGGCAAGAACTGCTCCCGGTGCTTGAGAGTCCGACCAGTTAAACTGGGTGAACATCATCGGGACTTTCATGATGTTGGCGAATTTGAGTTCTTCAGGGCCAAAACAGGAAAAAGAGTTGTCAGTCTGGCCTCCCATAGGGGCAGCATCCAGACGGACGTACGGAGCAACCCCTTGGGTGTGAGCCAGGGGCGCTATGGGGAAGATCATATTTTGTGTAGCACGCATAGGATCGGGGGGCTTGTCCATAAAGAGGTCTTTTAGGGTATTAATCCCTGAGGACACGGCTCCTCCCCAATTCCCAGTGATGCCATTCCAGATGGTTCCTGCAACTCCTCCAGCGAGCGATAATCCTTTTTCCCACCACGCACGCTGAGCGGACTGGCGGGGGGGACCATACTCTCCTTGAGAGTCAGCAGAAACCTTGACGAAGCCTTGTTCGGCATGAGGGTCTGAGGGATCTGAAATAGAACCAGGGGCCACAGACGGCGAGTCGGATGAAATCCCTACTGTTGGAACAGCGGGGGTGACAGACCCTTGCATTTCTGCATGGGCAGGGATGACTGGTGTATGGGGCCAGATGGGAAGTGATAATTCCACCTCGTCGAATGAGAGGTACATTTGTACTGTGATAGTAGACGAGGAAGTCGGAGTGGCCATCAAAGGATTAATGACCATGACTTTTACGACCCCCATGTTGGTGATGGGGTCTACCGAGTTCGTGGAAAGACACTTTTGAGGATGTTCGAAAGGTACGATTAAATGAATAGGATTTGAATCACACACTTGGAGATCGACATGAGGTTGACCAGAAGTAGTATAAATGGTTGGAATTTTAGGTGTTGGTCTGCCTGTGTAGGCAGGAGGTTCGGTGGCAGTATCCATATACTGGTTAAACGGATCGTACCACAAGCGCAAGAGCCCCGAATGTTGCGGGGTTGCGTTAGTGTCGAT